TTATTCTATGTCACAATTTTCTCAAGAAATTGTAAGAGCTAGAATTACAGGAAAACATCCTAATCAGTTTGTAGAAGAAGCAGCAAGAATTACACAAGAAAAAGTATATGGCCCATTAATGGAGCAAATAAAAAAATATAAATTAAGAGAAGCTCCTGTAGAGCAAGAGTTAGCTGCAATGGAAAGTGTATTAAAAATGCTTAGAGATACTAAGCAAGTAAGAAAAGTTGTTAAATCAAAAATAGACGGAAAAACAGCTACATGGACAGTAGAATTATTAGAAGCTCAAATAAAAAAATTAACAGATAGATTAGCTAATATAAAAAACACACCAGATGGTGTTAAAAATTATATTAACATTATCTACAATAAAACAGCTATTGATAACAATCCTGCGTTATTTAAAAAAATAATTAAAGATTTTTTAGTTCGTAAAAATATTACTATGAACGAAGCTAAATTAAATAAACTAGTAGAAGATCTATCTGGTCATTTTCCTTTTACAAGATTTGAAAAAAGAAGTTGGGATAAAATGCTAGTTAAATTAGATGCTGTTAAAAATGGTGGTATTAAAGAATTAAACGAAATAATAGCTAATGAAAGATTTTTATTTAATAGACCAAGATACGCAAGAGCAAGTAAAGCAAGACATTTAAATTTAGATGCAGAAGCACAATTAGCTTTGTTAGATGCAGGTATGATTGGCAATGATATTTTTGCATTACAAAAAGCATATTACAGACAAATAGTTCCAGATATTTTATTAACTAAAAAATACGGAGATACATCTGGTATGGGATACAAATATGTATCTGAAGCTGAGTCTATGACTGAGCCTGGACTGTTACAAGTAGCAGCAGAATATAATATGAAAATTGGTTTTACTCAAAACAAAGCTAAAAGATTAGCATTAGTTAAAGAAAAAAATCAAGTATTAGGTGATCTAGAAGCAGCAGTAGAATTGTTAAGAGGTACTTATGGTTTACCATCTAATCCTCATCATTGGACTTCTGTAGCTATGAGAACAATGAAACATTATAATGCATTAACTATGCTTACTGGATTTGCAGCAGCAATACCAGACGCAGCTAGAGTTGTTATGACCTCTGGTATTAAACGAGGATTTCAAACACAATTTGAAATGTTAGCAGATTCTATAAGTGGTGGATCTATTTTTAAATTAGGTAAAAAAGAAGCTCAATCTTGGGGGGAAGCAGTTGATCTAATTACTAACCAAAGAGCTATGTTATTTGCAGATATGCCATCAGATATGTTTGGTTTTGTAAACAAGATGGAAAGTGCAATGGGTAAAACTTCTCAGTTTAACTTTATGTATATTAACCTTATGTCAAGATGGACTGAAATGGCTAAGTCTATGGCATCAGTAACTATTGGTTCTAGAATAATAGAAGACTCTATTAAATGGGGTAAAGGTGGTTTATCTGATAAATGGAAAACAGCATTAGCTAGTTCTGGTATTGATGAACAAATGGCTAAAAGAATAGCAGTACAATTTGAAACTCATGGTACAAAATTAAAACATAACTTTATTGCAGGTACATCTGAATGGACAGATGATGCAGCTAAAAAAGCTTTTGGTGCAGCATTAAATAAAGATATTAATATTACTATTGTAACTCCAGGTAAAGGCGACACAGCTTTATGGATGAGTACAGAATTAGGATCAACTATAGCTCAGTTTAAAAAATTTGCAGCAGCAGCTTCTCAAAGAATTTTATTAAGAGGTATGCAAGAACGTGATGCTGATTTTTTATTTGGTTCTATGTTGTTACTTGGATCTGGAATGATGATTGATGGTTTGTATCACAAATATAGATTTAACAGAGATTATGGTAAACTATCTTTATCAGAAAAATTAATAAATGCTTTTGATAGATCTGGTTTAGCAGGAATTTATAGTGACGTTAATAAAGCAATAGAAACTTTAACAGATAATAGATTTGGAATTTCTCCATTACTAGGTGCAGGTAAACCTTATGGTTCATCAACACGATGGAAGATGGGAACTATACTTGGCCCATCTGGTGGACAAATTTATAACATCTTTGATATTATGTATGATGTTGCAGGTGGTAAGTATAACCATCACACAGCAAAAAATGTGCGTAGGTTAATTCCTTGGCAGAATGTATGGTATCTTGATTGGTTGTTTGACGACATACAAAAAGGATTAAAATAATAAATGGCTATTACTATTTCTGATACTGAACCTCGTGTTCAATATACTGCAACATCTGGACAGACTAGTTTTTCTGTACCTTTTGAATTTTTTACTGTTTCTGATATTAAAGTATTTAATGGTAGTACACAATTATCATATAATGCATCACCTTCATCAGCTTCACAATATTCAGTAACAGGTGCAGCAGTTTCTGGTGGTGGATCAATTACATTAGGGGGAGGGGCTACCCTTAACGATGTTATTACAATTTATAGAGATTTAGCTGTAGCAAGATCTACAGACTTTCCAACTTCTGGTGCATTTCAAATTGACTCGTTAAATACTGAATTAGATAAAATTATTGCTATGATTCAGCAAGTAGAAAGAGATTTAAAATTCTCTCCTAGAGCTGCAGCAACAACAGCAAATACTTTTAATATTACTTTTCCAAACCTTGCAGCAAACAAAGTATTATCAGTAAACAGTTCTGGTAACGGATTAGAATTTGCTCAAGATATAACTGATATACAAACTATTGCAGGAATAGCCTCTGCAGTTTCAAATGTTTCAAGTATTTCAACAGCTGTATCTGGAGTTCATTCAAATGCAACTAATATAAATTTAGTAGCAACAAACATAGGTTCAGTAAATGCAGTAGCAGCAGATATTGCAAAAGTAGTTGCAGTTGCAAATGATTTAGCAGAAGCAGTTTCAGAAGTAGAAACTGTAGCTGATGACTTAAATGAAACTACCTCTGAAATAGAAGTTGTAGCAAACAATATTGCAAATGTTAATATTGTAGGTGGTATAGATTCTTCAGTAACAGCAGTAGCAGGTAAAGCAACAGAAATTGGATTACTTGGTGTTTCTGGTGTTATTACAGATATGGGATTACTTGGTACTTCAGCAGTAATAACTGACATGGATATATTAGCAACCTCTGCAAATGTAACTGCAATGGGATTACTTGGAACAAGTGCTGTAGTTACAGATATGGGGCTATTAGGTACATCATCTAATGTTAGTGCAATGGCTACACTTGGTACATCTACTAATGTAACAAATATGGCAACACTTGCAGGAATTACTAATTTAACTAATTTAGCAAATGCTCATGCAGCAATATCAAGTGTTTCTTCAAATTTAGCAGCAGTACAAAATTTTGCTGACGTTTATAGAATTGCAAGTTCAGCACCAAGCAGTTCATTAAATGTTGGTGATCTATATTTTGACACAACAGCTAACGAATTAAAAGTTTACAAATCTTCTGGTTGGGCAGCTGCAGGTTCAACAGTTAATGGTACAGCAGATAGATTTATTTATAATATTACTGGTACACCTACAACTTTATCTGGTGCATCTGGTACAGGATATGCAGAAGCATCAAGTAAAGTTTTAGCTTATGATGCAGGGTTTTTAGATATTTTTTTAAATGGTGTTAAGCAAATATTAGGAACAGATGTTACAGCAACATCTGGAAATTCAATAGTATTTGCGTCAGCTTTAGCAGCAGGTGATGTTGTAGATATAGTTGCTTATGGAACATTTGAATTAGCTAATATATCAATTAATGATTTAACAGACACACCTTCAAGTATTGGAACAGCAGGACATGCTCTTGTTGTTAATAATGCAGGTAATGCTCTTACTTATCAAAAAGCTTCTTCTCCAGAAGTATATGGATTTCACACTAATTCTGATGGTCAATTAATAGTAACTACAACTAACGAAGGAGCAGATAACTTATCTGAATCTGATTTTGCAGGTTTTGATGATGTTATTTTTGGAGCATCTGGAATGACATTTAGTATCTCAAATACCATATTGGTATGCACGATATAATAATGTGCGTAGATAATTATAAAAAAAAACAATAAAGGTTAATCATGGCTACATTAAATTTAGGAGCAATTCGATATAATTGGAAAGGTGCTTACAATGGTTCAACAGCTTATGTTGTAAATGACGTAGTATCAGCCAATGGAAATTCATACATTTGTATTCAAGCAGGTACAGGACAAGCAGTAGGCAACGCAACAGCTTACTGGAATATAATGAGTTCAGCAGGTACTAATGGTACTAATGGAACTGACTTAACATCAACACTTACAGCACAAGGCGATATAGTTTATCGTGATGGAAGTGGAC